CCTCAAAACCTATCTTTGCAAACAAGCCCACGATCGTAAGCGTTTAGCCTCTAATGTGTTATTGGCATCGGCCTGATGCTTGCTTATCGTCGGGATACCGCATCGCACCCGGGCCGATGCCACCACAAACTAGACAGATTGTGACACACTAAGAGCATGGCATTATTCTCTAAAACTAAAGCCGCTATTTCGCCACCGCCAACTAAAGCTGCTGCCGCTGGTTCAGCAATGGGTACTGGCGCTATTGGCCCAAACATGATCGGCCAGTATTACACCTACCAAGAGGGTGCATTGTTTGCACAAGCAATGTCAGTGCCAACTATTGCTCGAGCACAACAACTTATTTCATCAGTAATTTCGTCAATGAAACTTTACCAATATACAGAAATGTGGAATGGCGAAGAAATGGAAGAAGTGCCACAACCACCACGCAGTTGGTTGGCACGCATTGACAAAGTAAACACCAACGCACATATTTTGTCGTGGACGGTTTCCGATCTAATGATGTTTGGTCGCGCATTTTGGTACATCACCGATCGTTACGCCGACGGATTTCCAGCCAAATTTACTCGACTACCATCTGCAATGATACAAACACGCGATCAGGCAGGCGTAAACGGCGTGTGGTTTGCACCATCAAAAGAAGTGTATTTTAACGGCGGTCTTATTAACCCAGACGATCTAGTGCAATTCTTAAACGGTCAACCCGGCATCGTGTACTCATCGGCTAAAGCAATTTCAACATCTATAAAACTTGAAGATGCACGTTACCGCAACGCATCGAGTGCAATTCCAGCAGGCGTATTGCAAGTGCAAGCTGGTTCAGAGCCGCTTTCGTCAAGCGAGCTTTCGGATTTGGCTGCGGCGTTTAATGCGGCAAGAGCCACAAACCAAACGGCGGCTTTATCGCCCGAAGTGCACTACTTGGAAACGCAAACGAGCCCAGACAAAATGTTGCTTATTGACTCAGCAAACTTTCAAGCAATGGAAATGTCGCGCGTAACTGGAGTACCTGCATACTTACTTAATTTGTCGTTAAACAGTTACCAATACACCAACAGCCCAGACGCAAGACAAGATTTGTGGACATACGGCTGCAAACAGATCGCAGAATGTATTGCACAAACATTGTCAGGCGACAACGTAATGCCACGCGGAACGTGCATCGCTTGGGATATTGACGATTTCATTGACGGCGATCTAATGGATGGCGGTCTAATCAAAGAAAATCACGTTGGTCAAATATCTGTTGTTTCGCCAGCCATGCCAACATCACCACCACCAAACGGAGTAGCGTATTAACCATGATTAGACTCGAAGCCACACCATTTACAGTTGACGCAGCCGCACCAGACGGCGCACCATCACGCACAATCAGCGGTATTGCAGTCACATACAACACACCAGCAACCGTTGCAGACGGCACGCAAGTAATGTTTTTGCCCGGCTCATTGCCAACCGACGGCCGTAACCCAAAGCTATTTAATCAGCACAATTCTGAGCAAATTATCGGCATTGTTAACCAGCGCGTGGACAGCGATCAGGGAATGTTGTTTAGCGCCAAGATCGCACCCACCGCATTGGGCAACGAGATTTTGACCCTTTGTGGCATGGGTATCATTGACGGTGTGTCGGTCGGTGTGACACCTACCAAATGGCATTTTAACGATGAGCACATCATGGTTATTGAGTCAGCTAAATGGTCAGAATTATCCACCGTCAGCGAAGGCGCATTTGCCGGCGCGCTAATTACAGAAGTGGCGGCGAGTATCCCACAAGACGAGCCAGAAATAAGTACTATAGAAACAGAACCTACACAGGAGACAGAACCCATGAGCGAAGTAACCATTCCAGCAGTCGAGGCAACCATTCCAACGTCGCCAATTTTTGCTGCCGCAAAACGCGAGTTTAAGATGCCATCAGCAGGAGATTTCATGGCCGCGTATCACATCGGTGGCGACACATACGCAAACATGAACAAAGCCGTTGCAGAGTATTCCGCATCGCAGCGTTCAACACTTGAAGCCGCAGCTGGCGATGTGCTCACCACTGACACACCCGGCTTGCTTCCAATTCCAGTGCTCTTGCCATTGGTGCAAAACTTGAACTTCATTCGCCCAGTAGTTAACGCACTCGGCGCACGTTCATACCCAGACGGCGGACAATCAAAAACTTTTATTCGCCCAACGATCACCACGCACACATCAGTTGCGTCGCAGTCAACAGAGTTGTCTGCAACATCAGCAACGACAATGGTCATTGCGTCAAACTCGGTAACAAAAACCACTCTTGCCGGACAAGTGACCTTGTCAATTCAAGATGTCGATTTTACTTCTGGGCCCGCCATGCAACTGATCTTGAATGACCTCATGGGCGAAGCGATGATTGCATCAGACAATTTGGCAGCCGACGCATTGCTTGCAGCTGCAACATCATCTGGCGTGTGGGATTTGACCGTCGCCGATTTGCTCAAGAGTGTTTACGACTCAGCCGTTGACATTTCTAACGGTCGCAACTTCACACCTACCCACATGTTTGTTTCGCCAGACGTATGGGGTCAAATGGGCCAGCTTGCCGACACAACTGGTCGACCAGTGTTTCCATTTATCGGTGCAGGCCTTACCGGACAAAATGCACTTGGTGGCGGCGACGCAACATCGTGGAACGGCAACCCACTTGGTTTGCAACTTGTAGTTGACAGCAATTTTGATGCCAAAACTATGGTCATTACCAGAGTTGGTCAAGGCGCAGGCGATGCGTTTGAGTACTATGAGGCAATTCGCGGGTTGATGAGTATCGAACAGCCTGCCACCCTTGGCCGTTTGATGAGCTTCCACCTCTACGCAAGCACATTTGCCGCTATTCCGGGCATGATCCGCAAGATCACTCAGGCTTAGTCAGGTAAGCGGCCAACCGCTATGACAACATTTAACACCGCATCAAAACAACTACTCTCTAACTACGCGTGCATCAGCACGTTAGAGCCAACTGATATAGCAATTGGCCAAAGCATTACGGTTGCCAGCATTGCCGTGCCGTTTAACGGTTCGTTTACGGTGCTGGCATTACCGCAATACGCTTTTACAGGTGTTGACTCAACGTATGGCACATTTCTTTACGATCTGGACATACCGCGCCCAAATCAAATCTTGTATGCAGCAACAGGTACAGACGTTCAGTATGTGGCAACTTATACCGGCACAGTTACTTACACGCAAACCTGCACATGGGTTACGGCAAGCGATGTCGAGGATTGGTTAGGAATAGGAACAGCCACAACAGCCGATGCGACGTTTCTTACTATTTGTGCAGCTGCCGCGTCAGAGTTTATTTATCGTCGCAGACAAGAGTGCGGATATTTTGACGGCTCTTTAACGGTCGTACCGTCGCAGTCAATTAAGTTGGCTTGCCAAGCGTATGGCGGTTTTTTGTATCGTCAGCGCGGCTCGATCACAGATTTTGCTTCATTTGATGGCATGACTACTGGCGGCTCAAACGGTCTTAGCCCAATGATTAAACAACTAGCAGGCATCAACCGCGCACAGGTTGCTTAATGACAACACCAGTTGCCTACACCGATCTGTTCAATGTCACGCTCGACAACTTGGCAGCAAAACTAGCAACAATTACAGGCTTACAAGTAGTCACAGACCCACGCAACATCGTGCCACCATGCGTTTTTATTGACGCACCATCGTTTACAGGTTTTAGCCGTGCCGTATTTGATATGTCATATCCGGTCAGGCTGCTTACTCTTGGGCCGGGCAACTTGGATGCTCAACGCAGCCTAATGAACTTGGCAGCAAAAGTTGTCAGCGCCCAGATCGGTGTCACAGATGGCAGGCCAACCGTAGCCATCATCGGCGGCAGCGAATTGCCAGCGTATGATCTAAACATAAACGTGCAAGCACAAAGCTAGGAGAAAATATGGCATATGTTATTATTTCACCAAGATTGGGCACAGTAGGCGACGCTTACCAGCCTGCTGATGGTGTCAACATTGAGGCACTAATTGAAGGTGGCTTTATTAAATCCACCAGTAAGAGCACAAAATCTGATAAACCTAGTACAGACACCAACGAGGAGTAACCCACATGGCCACAACAACGTATCTCTCTAATCCGGTAGTAACGATCAACAGCGTTGATTTGTCCGATCAAACTACAGCTGCAACTTTGACTCGAGTGATTGAGTCTTTAGAGTCAACAGCGTTTGGTTCAACCAACCGTTCTTATGTTGGCGGTCTAGAAAACAGCACGCTTACTTGCACAATGCTGAATAGCTTTGTCGCAACAGAAACTTACGCCACATTAAAGGCTCTTGTTGGCACTCAGGTGACCGTTAAAATTAAGCCAACAAGCGGCGCTACATCTGCAACTAATCCAGAGTCAACTTTGACAGCGGCGTATCTTTCCAGTTTGCCAATCGTAAACGGCAAAATCGGGATGCTTGACACCATTGACATTGTGTTCACTGGTGGCGCGTACTCTGTAGCAATTGCGTAACTAATTCTCGCCGGCAACGGCCCGACACGAAAGAGGCAAGATGCAACTAAAACTTAAAGCCACGTTTAACGACGGAAGCACAAACGAAGTCACAACCAATCTGATGACCATTGTTATGTGGGAACGCAAATATAAGCGCAAAGCATCAGAAATGGCGCAAGGCATTGGCGTTGAAGATTTAGCGTTTTTGTTGTATGAGGCAACTCGAGCTGCTGGCACAACTGTGCCGGGAAGCCTTGATGCGTTTATTAACACGGTTGCCAGCATTGACGTATTGGAGACACAAGACCCAAAAGCAGACCCGGCTCAGTAAGGCGCGCGCTGGCAGAGATTTGTGTTGCCACCGGTTACTGGCCGGCAGAGATTACATTTGAGGCAGACGACATGAACGCTGTAATAGAAATCCTCAACAAGCAACGCGGCGGCGCGTAATGGCAAACGTACCAGCGGTCAACATTATTGGCGCTAAACAAATACTTAAACAACTCAATACGTTTGATGCCAAGTATCGTCGTCAAATTACTAAAGACATTAAAGCCACAGGCGAAGTTATTTTGCATGATGCACGTTGGCTTATCAAAAGCTTTCCAAACAGCCTCAACAACGGTGCACCGTTGTCTGGCATGGTACGCGGCAACATCATTAAAGGCAGACCGACAGCCTGGAATAACGATCTGGCTAAAGCTGGCTTCGAGATTAAAGTTGGTACACCAGCAGGCAAAGAAAGATACGTTACTTTTGCGCGTTACACCAGCGGCGTAAAAACACACGATGAACAAGTTGCCTACGGTGCTAAACCTTACGGTCTTATGGTTGTGCGACAGAAAGACCCTGCCGGCG